GATTTCGTGGATCCTGTGCAAGATTACCTTGGGCTTGTTGAGCGGCAGCAATTTCTTTTGCCATTGAAGTTGTACCAATATCTTCTCCTGGTAAAGGATTTACTCTTGGAACGTTCAACATTGGAAATGTTTGTCCCAAACTTTGTACTGGTCCTAATTGTGAGAACGATGGTACAGTAGTTCCGAATCCTGCACTGCTTACTCCTGGTATCATCTTACCACCTTGATATCCTAGAAATGCTCCAGTAGCGCCTGCTAGTAATCTTTGAAGTCCTGATCCGCCAGCGTCTTTAGAAGCTCTATAACCTTTGTATCCTCCGTAGGCTGCTAGTGCGTAGGGTAAAAATGCGAGTGGTCCTGCCATAATATAATATATTCCTTAAAATTAGCTAATTAGAAAATATTACCATTTTACGAGGTCTTTGACAACTCATCGATAAAAGAGGCTTTATACTGATGTTCTCCGACATGATTAATTTTTTCTGTTATTAACGCATGACATTTACCACCTATATCTCTCCATCTTTTACAAAAGGCAAAATCTTCTCCTAAATAAGTTTTTTTAATGGGATCAAAATCTGTATCAAAAAGATTATAAAAATAAGGTCTGTTTGTCATTGCACCATTTATTATTGTTTTCTGTACAATCTCTTTTTCAGGATATGCTTTTATCATTTTTTCAATAACTTCTCTTTTAATCAACATACAGCCAGTTGGTGAGTGCGTGACCTCAATAACACCGTTTTGAATTGTAATATCTTTTTCATTTGGTAATTTCATAGGATATTGATAGAGAGCTTTATATTGTAAATCATGTTCATTTTTTATTTTACCCTCTTTAATTTTTCTCCAAGCCTTTTCCCAGTTCAGAGTTTTTAAAGGATAAGGAACTGAAATGACATCTTTGTCTGCTGAAATCATTTTAAAAATAGATTCAGATTTAAAATCAATATCGGAATCTATAAACAATAAATGAGTGCTTCCACTTTCCATAAAACTAGATACACAAAGATTTCTACCTTGTGTTACTAAAGATGATTTCATGACTTGAAAACAACAAAGAACATCATTCTTAATACAATGTTTTTGAAACTCTAAACATGCCTGAAAGTAATGTAATGAAACATCACTATGACAAGGTGTTGCTACAAATATAGAAAATTTTTTTGGCTTTAATTTTTGTGTTTTTATAGGTTTGTTTTCTGCTTTACTAAACCAAATGGGTTTACTATGGTCTTGCATTAATCGATCCACCTATCAATTAATTTAATCTTTTCTTCAGCATCCACAATATTTTGTAATAATTTATCTATTTCATCTAGATGTTGTGGATGTTCTCCAATACCTACAGAATTTCTTAAGTATATCTCAATAGTAGTAGAAGCCTCTGCTACTTGTGCCTCGTATCTTTTTTTAAGTGCTTTTAACATTTTGTAGTGCTCCCTGTAAAAAACCAGTCCAATGACCAGCTATGACTTTCCAATTATAAAAATGATTAAAAAAGTTTTGTTGAAATCGTAAATGATTTTTACACCCCTCCGTATTTATTTGAGAGGCTATGCCGTCTATAACCGCAGCAAACTGTCTTGCAAGATTTTCCCAATTTTTATCATATGGTATGTATATTGGGAATTCAGTGCAAGTTTCATAAAGTGCTCCGTTGTCCGTTGTCGCCACATACAGACCACAAGCTAATGCTTCAAGAGCTGATATACAAAATGTTTCTTCCCATATGTTAGGATAAATAAAAGCGTCATACGTATGAAGATTATCTAATATGTATTCATTAGATTTGTAACCGATTAAATTTACATTAGGTAACTTTTCAGCTTGTTCATATAGGTCTTTATATGAATGATCATTTTCTTTTTTAAAATCATCACCATAAATTTGCGTACTACTATATACATCTAAAATAATGTTTGGATTGTTTACAAGTTGCATAGCACCCAAAAGCACAGACAAACCTCTCCATGGTGTCGGATGGTATATTAATTTTATTTTATCTCTTCTTGGTTCGCTATCTCTTTTTTTAATGTCAGGTACACCATTCTTAATGATTGTACAACGATGTTCAGGTAAAGAAAATGTTTTTCTAAACTGTTCATAATTCCAATGACTATTGAATACATAATAATCATATTGTTTAATTTTTTCTTCATCTCTAAAAAAATCTTGAAAGTGTGGCTGATCAGGTGCCATTTTTTGCCAAAGTATATTTATTTTATTTTTTGATAAAGGAACCTTACCAGGCACGGATGTGCAAATTTGAAATTTATCTAATAAATCTTTAGAAACATATTGTTCTAAAAAATTATGCTGTAGCTCTGTTCCACCTAAAGGTTTCATTTTTTTGTTTTGCTAAACATTGGTAAGTCAGGAACTTGTACCTCAATATCTGTTGCAAGATCCTCTTTTGGATGTTGTTTTAAAAAAGCTTCTTCGGTTTCGTACCTCTCACCAGTTTTTATACTACGATAAATAGTTTTTGTATCGCATTTTATTTTATGATAAATAGTCATTTAGTTTTACTACACTAAACTATCGTCCTTGTCCAATGTATTTCTTTCTTCTAGGAATGCGTTTGCTATAACTTTTTGCGTGTTGTCCAGGACGTTTTTTTGGTGTCCTCTTATGATAGTTATTTACACCAAAGAGTGGTTTCTTTTTAGCCATACTATTCTACGTTTATGTTAAAAGATAAACTAATTCTAGACTCATTAGAATTGTTTGGTTTCACTTCATGTTGCAAATGTGCTGGAAAAATCATGAATAAATTGCTTTGAGGAGTAAGTGCATAATGACAAAATGAATCCGTAGTTAAAAAAAAGGATGCATATTTTTGCATCAAAACGGAAACATCGTTTCTATAAAAATTTATATCTCCACTGTTTTCTGGAACAATACTATAGTAATTGCCAACAAATGAAGCTTTTGGATGAACATGTAAAATGTTGTAATCACCCTTTTTATTTTCATTAACCCAAGCTGAAGTCATCCAAATTCTTTTTGCTTTTACTTGAAAAGCATCAAGACCGTTTTTTATACTTTCTCTTAAGCAATCAGCAAAAGTTTTATCAAGTATGTTAGATGTTTGCAAACCACCTTGATTTGATATTATTCTCAATTGATTTTGTTCTTTAGCTTTTTTTAAATTAGTTTGTATATGTTTATCAAGTACATCATCTTTAAGCGTTGATGTATATATAGAATCACTAAAAATAATTTCTTTAGCCATTTTCTTGAGATCTATCTATTAGAGCATAACTTATGGCTCCTTGAATTACGTTACTACCTGATGCTGCTGTTACTGTTACTGAATCACCTGCTTCAAGATTTAAACCTTGTGGTGCTGCGTTCACTTGTGATTTAGCTCCAACATCATCTCTAAAAAATTCGTATTCAGCGCTAGAATCAGAAGAATCTACTAAGTTCATATTCACCAAAACAGCCGATGATCCGTCATTATTAGCTACATAAATACTTTTTATTATAATTGTTGCATCAGATGGACATGTAAGAACTGTAGTCTTCGCAGTGCTCGCTTGTTTGTAGCCTTGATTTTTATATTGTATTGTCATGATAAAAAGTAATTAAATGCATCTGCATCATTTTTTATATCATTCTCATATGAGAAGTTCAACTGAGACTGAAGAGTTCTAAAAGCTTGAAGTATTTGTCTTTGATCTTCTTGTGAATACTCAGGTTTTGGTTCAGGTATTTGTATAGTTATTTTCGCCATTATCTTCTTCCGTCTGGTCTAACATCAAATCTAAACGTGCCATATCTCCAGCTTTCATTTAAATTTTCATTTTCTATCTGAACAGCAGCTAATCTAGCTCTAGCCCTTGTATTTATTTTAGTGGTTGTACCACTTACTGTGAAAGGTCCTAAAGGACTTGAAGCAGCTGTCGTGCCTTGAGGAAAAGAATTTAAAAATATAGTTACCTTTGCATTACCACTTATTCTTTTAAAATCAGGTAAAAATCTACTTATACTCATTATAAATTCACCGTCACCTGGAACACCTTGATTACCATTTAAATCAAACTCTCCTGATTTTATAAAAGATGTAATAGCCGTTTCAGTGCCATCTCCGTTTTGTTGGTTTATTCCTACTTCATGTGCATAATATATAGAGGCACCATTTGAAACACCGTTTATACTAGGAAATGTTGGTGTATCTCCAGAATTAAAATCTGTAGCATAAGGTTGTTCAAAAATAGTTGAACCCATCCAAGAAGACCTAGCTAAAGTTCCAGTGGTCCAAACATTTTCGGCATAATTATAAGTCACAACTTTATCTATAATTGTAGATCCAGATGAAGGATAAAACCAATTAATTTCAGAATACAATTCGTTTATGCCACCATATACAATTTGACCTGAATTATAATTTATACCAGGATTGTTACCATCTGTGGTAAACACAAAATCTTCTACTAAACATGGTAGTGATTTAACTGTTCCATCGTAAACATAAAATCCCCCTGTTTTACCCATCCAAAAAACAGCACCGTTTGCAAAAACTCCTGCATGTTGACCTATCATACCAGCATTTGATGCAACTTTTCTAATTGAAAAAGTGAAAGGCGGTCCTACAAATTGCATTTCATAAACAGCTGTATCAGTCAAAACTAAAATATAGTCTTTACCTTTAAAAGCACCAACTATCTCTGTTCCATCATCAAGTTGAAATGTTCCTGCAGTGTTCGTTGATGTGGGTGCATAGTCGGATAAACTTTCTTGATCAGAAAATCTAATAAACATTTTGTTTTGTGATATAGCTGATCCCACTGTAGTTTCCGTGCCTAAATGAAATAAATGCCTGTCTCTATCTGAAACAATCGTCATAACTGATTTGGTCGGCATACCTGATCCAATTGTTGCTCTAGTTTGTAAAGCATTTGTTAAAGATGCATCCCAAGTAAATGTTTCTCCATTATGAATAGTAGCAATCAAAATATTTCCAAAGTTATCTAAAGACCAATTTGCAGGATCAATCGTAACAGTGCTTGTAGCTGAAGCATCTCCCCACCCAATATAACTAGTGATATCAGTTACTGTAGAACCGTTGGCTTGTTCTGCAGCTGTGGTTCCGTTTATTCCTCTAGTAATTCCGCTAAGGGTATTTGTTCCAGTATTGTTAGAGGTATAGCTCATATCTTCTGAATTAATTCTTATTTTCCCTGAAGACGGAAAGCTTGCTGTACTAGTTAAAATAACAGAAGTTGCACCTACTAACATTACACCTCCATTATTTACTGTAGTTGTAACTTGTGTGGCAGTTCTACCTCCCCACAAATAAGTTCCCCAACCATATCCAGCTGATTGATTTATAGGTCCAACCACAACATAAGGCCTTACATCTAATGTACCATCATTAGTAACACCTGATTTTGATTCGTTGGCAGACATTGTAATAGTAAAAGTAGTAAGTGTAGGTGTTGTCTGCACTTCAAAAAGCTTATCGTCAAAATCTGCGGCTGTAAAATCTGTATTTGCAGAAGTAAAAGAAGCTGCATTTGCAAAAGTAACTATATCTCCCACGTCTAAGTTATGTGAAGAGGATGTTGTAATTGTAACTGTTGAAGAACCGTTGGTCGTTGTTATGTTTGCTCCAGTTGAAAAATTATCTGTATCTAATGGAGTAATATCGTAAAAAGCTCCGCCATAATATATAATCAAAACTTTGTTTGTACCTATTGCAGCATATTTTTTACCACTTGTGTTTGACCAAACGTGTTGTGCTCTTGCAGCCCCAACTATTTTATCATCTACTAAAGATTGCCAACCACCTATTTTTTCAGGTTCACCATATCTAAAACGTACATTGTCACCATCTACCCAACGACCCTCTGCGTCTGCTGGTGTAGATTGTTTATCAAAACCTGGTGCTATTTTTACTTTTGCTAAAGGCATTCTGTATTATATCATTACAAGTAACTAAAATGAAGTCTAAGAAATACAGTGTATTATAATTAGGGTTTTGTGTCTTGTGGAACTATATTACCATGTTTTCTTGAGTCTCCATATTTTTCTAAAGTAGTCGAAATTAGATGTAATAAATTTACAGAAAAATCATGGGAAGATTTAGCGTTGAACTTTATATGTCCTTTTAATAAAATTCTTATTTTTTCTTTCAAAGAAAATTTTATTTTTAAACCTGTTTCTTCATGTATAAATTTCATAATTGTAACTCAGGTATATTATATGGTTCTCTTTTATCAAATAGCCATTCAGTGTGTGGTCCATTTTTATCAACATAATGTAAAAAAGTTTGAACATGATAATCTCCAGTAAAATTATTTCGTGAGTGTTCAATATCACAACCCGCATACAACACAGCGTCTCCAGGAGACATATTAATTTCTTCTTTACCCATCTTCAAAGGCCAAGGAGTTCCATCACTTCCC